CCCTCTTGCAAAAAACACCCCCCGGGGGTACCCAAGGCAAATGGACTCGGGGCCAAGGAGTCATCCACCTTGGCTTAAATGACTAGGACAGCAGGCGCCCCGACCACCTTGCGCCACACCCAGCCCGCTGCTACACGGCCCGCAGTCAAGTTTGCTCCTTGACGGCAACTGAGTGGCGGCGCGCCAGCCTAGGCAAACGTGCCGCCACTCTTTGCGCCTCCTTGCCCCCGCGCCCTAAAGCGACTAGATTGGCCGGATCATATTGGATCCGAGCAATGGCCGAACGCAAAATCACCACAAAGTTGTTGGACAAGCGCCGCAAGGCGGCGAGGACGCACGCCACGCGCTCCCCCGAGATCGTCGACGGCGAGATGATCAACGACGGCCCCGAGAAGCTCGACACCGGCCGGGAAGTCCTTGTCCTGCCCACCGGGGAGGAGGACCCCACAAAGTATACGGTCTCCCCCTTCCGGGCCATGCTGGCCGACCGGGGCAAGACGATTGCGGCCAACTACCACGTGCCCACGGCCAACACCCGCAAGGGCGTGATGTACGCCGCCGGCCTCGGCCTGTCGCAGGAGGCGATTGCCAAGGTGATCGGCATCAGCCTGCCCACGCTGCGGTCGCACTACGACGAGGAGTTGAGTTGCGCCCAGAACGTCATGATGGCGGACATTCAGGCCAACCTCTACAACATCGCCCGCGACCCCAAGCACAAGGACTCGGTCAAGTCCGGCATATTCCTGCTCAGCAAGCTGGGCGGCGAGACGTACAAGGAGAAGAGCGCGCTGGAGTTGAGCGGCCCCGACGGCAAGCCGCTGCAGATCGACCAGCAGAGCCGGACGATTGACCCCACGCTGCTGAGCCCGGAGCAGCGGGACGCGCTGCGGGACATCGTCGGCTCCGCGCTGAAGCTGGCGCAGGCGGCTGCTCCCGCTATGATTGAGGGTGAGTACACCGACGTTAACTAATGATTTGATTGGAGATATTTATGACTGATGAAGTGGAAGCAATGAAGTCCAACCGCAAGCTTCAGTCGGCGATGAAGAAGCGCCGCCTCGAGGCTGAGCATAATGAGCGCATGGAAAAGCTGTACGCCTACTACGCCGGCACGCAGGTGCCTGTTAACCGCGTGGCCCAGAACCTTGGCGTAAGCGAAATGGTGGCGCTGAAGAAGCTGTCCGACTGCGGCCGCAAGTTTGGTTGAGGCTTCAGTGGACTTTGACTTCTCCCAGATTGACCTTGAGCGCCAGTTGCAGGCGCTTGACCGCGTCGAGTGCGAGGAGAGCCTGTACCTGTTCCTGTCGAATGCGTGGAAGTACATCGACGCCAGCACTTGGCGCGACGGCTGGCCGATTGAGGCCGTGGCCGAGCACCTGCAGGCTGTGGTCGACGGCGACATCAGGCGGCTGATCATCAACATCCCGCCCCGCATGGGCAAGAGCACGATTACGTCGGTGGCGTTCCCCGCGTGGACTTGGGCGCAGCAGCACCGCTCCCCGACGTCTGGCCCCGGCGTGCAGTTCCTGATGGCGTCCTACGCCAACCAGCTTGTGCTGCGCGACTCCGTGAAGTGCCGGCGCCTGATCGAGAGCCCGTGGTACCAGAGGCTGTGGGGCGACCGCTTCAGCCTGAACTCCGACCAGAACACCAAGAGCCGCTTCTCGAATGATCAGGGCGGCGAGCGCCTGATCACCTCAGTGGGCGCCGCCGTGACGGGGGAGGGCGGCTCGATCATCGTGATCGACGACCCCAACTCGGCGTCCGAGGCCTTCTCCGAGGCCACGATTGAGAGCACGATTGAGTGGTGGGACGGCACCATGTCGACGCGTCTCAACGACCAGAAGACCGGCGCCTACGTCATCATCCAGCAGAGGCTGGCCGAGAACGACCTGACGGGGCATGTTCTCGAGAAGGACGCCGGCGAGTGGACGCACCTGTGCCTGCCGATGAAGTACGAGGCCGAGCGGTCGTTTGTGACGAACATCGGCTGGGAGGATCCCCGGACCGAGGAGGGCGAGCTTCTGTGGCCGGACCGATTTGGCCCCAAGGAGGTGTCGAACCTCGAGCGGTCTCTGGGGCCGTTCATGGCCGCCGGGCAGTTGCAGCAGCGTCCCGAGCCGGCGGGCGGCGGCATCATCAAGCGCGACTGGTGGAAGCTGTGGGAGGAGCGCGCCTTCCCCCCGATGGACTTCATCGTGGCCAGCTTGGACACCGCCTACACCGTCAAGACCAACAACGACTACTCCGCGCTGTCGGTGTGGGGCGTCTTCACGACCGACGCCAACGCCGTCGCCACCCGCATGCTCGACTCCGAGGGCCGGCCAATGTACTTCGACCGCTCCTACAGCGAATTTGCGCCCAAGCTGATGCTGATGCACGCGTGGCAGGAGCGTCTGGAGTTCCACGATCTGGTCGAGAAGGTCGCCAAGACCTGCAAGGCGCTGAAGGTCGACAAGCTGCTGATCGAGAACAAAGCCGCCGGCATCTCGGTGTCGCAGGAATTGCGGCGCCTCTACGGCTACGAGGGCTTCGCGGTGCAGTTGTCCGACCCCAAGAGCATGGACAAGATGGCCCGACTGTACTCCGTGCAGCACCTGTTCGCGGAGGGCATGGTCTTTGCCCCCGACAAGCAGTGGGCGGAGGAGTTGATCACGCAGGTCGGGCAGTTCCCCAAGGGCCGCCACGACGACTTGGTGGACACCGTCAGCATGTCGATCCGGCACCTGCGCGATATTGGCTTGCTTACGCGGTCTCAGGAGCGCATTCACGAGCTTGAGCGCCAAAAGGTTTACCCGGGCAAGCAGGATGCCCCACTCTATCCTGCGTAACGGAGTATTCTATGAAAAATTATATTACTAGGCCAAAGTCTGGAAAGCATACTTTGATTAAGCTACACCATGAACTCCGCCCCTCTATTTGGAGCCGGGTAAAGATATACTTTGTTTCCCGCAGGGCTATGAATCAGGAGTTTGCAAGGGCACACCGCGCCGCCCTTGATCTATATTACGAAGCCGAGGCTTTTAGGATTGAGAATGAGCGGCTTAGGCGAGCCCTAAATGACCCAGAAGAATACCTCAAGGCATTGCGCGACAATGGCATTTTAGGGCGAATGCTGAGCGATGTGAAAAAGGAACGTGACAATTGGAAGCGTGTGTATGAAGAAATGCACGCTGAATGGGACAATCTCGTCCAAAGGCTAACTTACACCAAGTCCGGTGGATGGATGTGGAGAGGCGAGAAGAATGACTGATGCACGGCGTGTTAACTGTTCTGCTGCTGTGGATGATCTTGGCCGCAATCAGTTCGAAGTGATGGTCTGGGGCGAGCCGCCTTTTGACCACCGCCGAACCTATACATTGTCCGCGAAGGATGATAATTCTGCGGCGCGCGAAGGCATTCGCCTCTTTGTGGAGGAGATGGAGTGCCTTCGGGGCGCAGACGCGAAGGAAGATTGATGGCTACCCAGCCCGGCCTTGCCCCGATGAACATCCGCCAGCCGGGGCCCGAGGCCGCCGGCGACGGCGACGGCCCCATTGAAGTTGTCTTTGACGAGGGCTCGCCGCACGAGGAGCGCGACGACAAGGGCAACCTGCTGTCGATTGAGCACCCCGACGGCTCGATCACCATCTCCCTCGACGACAATCCGCTTGAGAGCGCCGACGATGACGGCGATGACGACGACTGGTTCGACAATCTGGCCGACAAGATCGAGCCCAGCGAACTGAGCCGCATCTCCTCCGACCTCATGCAGGGCATCGACGACGACCTGTCGTCGCGCAGCGACTGGATCGAGACCCGGGCGCAGGGCGTGAAGCTGCTGGGCCTCAAGATCGAGGTGCCCGGGCTGCAGGGCGCGACCGACGGCGCCCCCGTTGAGGGCATGTCGAAGGTGCGGCACCCGCTCCTGCTTGAGGCCGTGCTGCGCTTTCAGGCCAATTGCCGCTCCGAACTGCTGCCGACTGACGGCCCGGTGAAGATCCGCAACGACGACAACAACGCGACCCTTCAGGAGGATCAGATTGCCAACGCCCTCGAGCGTGACCTGAACCACTACCTGACTTCGATTGCGTCCGAGTACTACCCCGACACCGACCGCATGCTGCTGATGCTGGGCTTCGGCGGCACCTCGTTCAAGAAGGTGTATTTTTGCCCCCTGCGGAACCGCCCGGTCTCCGAGACGGTGGACGCCGACGACCTCATCGTGAACAACGACGCCACCGATCTGGCCAACGCCAAGCGTGTGACCCACCGCATCATGATGCGGCCGTCTGTCGTGAAGCGCATGCAGATTTTGGGCGCCTACCGCGACGTCGAACTGGGCACGGCGCAGGCCCGGCGCCTCGACTCCCTGCAGCGCGAGGAGAAG